AATTAATAGTTCAATATTATGGTGACAGCACTCTAAAAAATATTGAAAATAAAAGTTATCAGCAATTAATCAAAATAGTAAAATGGCAATTACTAGATAAAGGTCAACAATGTTTTGATTATCCTGACGACTTAGAGTGGATAACAGACAGCGAAAAATTAATTGATACGGTGGAAAATAAATTAATTAATTTATCAAATAATAAATTAACAAAAATAAATGAAAAGGAAGGACAATAAAATATGAGCTTATCAAAAAAACATTTTGAAGAGATAGCAAAAATACTTAGCAATAATTCTTTTGGAAATGATTGTTTACATTTAGATAATAAAAGAAATCTAGTTAACGATTTTTGCAGATACTTTAAAACACAAAATAAAAATTTTAATTCATTTAGATTTTATAACGCTTGTTTTATTAATGAATTAGGATCGAGTAACGAAAACACAAAAGTTAATGCTGTTGAATTATTAAAAGAAGTTAACAACCAAAAGGAAGGACAATAAAAAATGAGTACAAAAAAACAATACGAGCCAAACGAAATGGAAAAACAATTTTTGAATGATGTGAATTCTATTTCAAAATCTTTAAAAGAAATAAGTGAAGCGGTAAATGTTTTTGTTAATAGCAACTTAAATACTAACATTAAAAAAGACGCTAGAAGTTTTGTTTATGCAACAAATGAAATAACAAAAAACAAACCAAATATTTTAACGCTTTTTAATTTACTTAAATAATCAAGCCATATTTTAAAGAGGCCCTGTAGAAATACGGGGCCTTTTTTTTTGCGCCTAATAAAAACTTAGTAGTTACCAAGGGTTACATTAGGTTACAAAAATTTACACTACCCCGTTTAATTCTAAGCGTTAACCAAGGGCAACCCAAGGGAAAACCAAAAGCATACAAAAAAGTTGACAAGGTAGGACCCAAGGAAACCCAAGGGTTATGCGGGGGGCAGCCACCCTCCCCCTATATGTATATATGCAGTCACCAGAAAATCCCCAAGGTTAACGTAAACCACTATTGGGCCATATTATAGGGTACAATATTCTAGCTATATTACTGTTAAAACTACCAAAGTATCCCCTAGGGGGGTTGTATAAATAGGTATGGTATAGGTGTATAGGCTCCCCTGGGGGTTCCTAATAACATTATACACCCCTTGTTCAATTTTGTCTAGTTACAGATTGTCACACATCAATAAAAATATAAAAATTATAAAAAAATACTTGACAAAATTGTTAACTAGCCCTATAATAGTACTTATATATTATTCAAAGGACACACATACACGCACACTCCAGTAGGAAAACGGGGGTCATCACGAATAATATAAAAATTATGCTAGATCTAGACATAAACAAAACAAAAAAACTTCCTTTTAAGGAAATAATGGAGATAATAAACGCAAATCATGGATTCTTCTATAACAAAGACTCAAAAAAGAAACTTAACAGACATGCAAGAAAAGTTTCTAGACGTACTTTTCGCAGAA